ATCTATACATAATACATTTTACACGAAAAAACCCCCATCACCTTTCTGGTGTGGAGGTTTAATCTATATTTAGTAATTTTTATTAACCCAAATTCTATGAATATTTAATTCCTTTATAAATTGATAATTAGTAACCGTCATTTTATAACTTAATACTTTTTCAAATTTTTTCAAGTAGTTATATGAATCTTTGACATAACAATGTAACTCGTCAGTTGTATTAACTTCCATTATTTCTACAAAGTCATTGTCTTCAAGTGATGTTAAGATGTCAATTAGTTTCATTTCTATTGTTCCTTTCCTTATCTTCCTCTTTATTATATCATAGTTTTATTTAATTGTCAACTATTTTAACTTTAAATTCTTTTAATAACTCACATGCGTATTCATATTGTAAGTCATTTGTCAGCATTTTAACACTGCACATTTCTATCACTTTATCTGTCAAATATACACTAACTATCAAGTTAGGAAGTTTTCCATTATGCAAATATCCGCCAACTCCGTGATAATCGTTTATATACCACGAAAAATCTAAATTGTGTTCAGTCAATAGATTTTTGCTAACGCTAAGCATTTTTCTATGTATGTCATTAGTCTTCATCATTATTTTTCCTTTCTACATTTATTTCTACACAATATATTGTTGTAACCGCCATAATCGCTACACAGCAAACGATTGTAAAACATATCATATCAATCATTTCATTAACCTCTTAATCTCGCATATAATTGCATCACACATAATTATTTTGCCTAATATATAATCTTGGTATTTATTTACCCACTCTGGGTTATGCTTATTTATAGATATAGTTTTATTTAAACTTCTCTTTCTGTTATTCAAAAAATAAAGCATATTTTCTATGTTAATTTTTCTATTAACATTTCCATTTGAAGATTTAATAATATCTTTATCAGTTTCATCATTATCTTTAATTTCTTTCAAAATTCTAATGATTTCGTCTATTCTAACCAATATATTATTATACATTGGATTATCACTGTCTATATACTCAAGCATTAGCTTAAGCATTTTGACTCTTTCGCTTAATAATTCTTTCATTATGACCACCACCAAGCCAGAAATAGGATGATAGCGGCGGTTTCCAGAAGAAACCACGCGCTGTATTTTATTACTTTCATTTATCAAGTTCACCATCCTTAATAGTTATAACACACAGATAAGTCGGGTCATTTTTCATTATAGGAGTTGAATCAACTTTACATTCCAATAAATAATAGCCCAATGTTCTTCTCAAGCTTTCTAAACTGCCAAAGTATATAATGTGGTCATGATATTCTATTCCAACCATTTCATAACTTCCGTTTTTGATTAGCTTATTTATGATAGTTTCTACCGTTTCCATTATATTTCTCCTTCTTCAATTATGATATAATATGTTTTTCTGCCAAGCTCTACTCCTTCTTCCTTAGTAGCGTTACATTCTCTAATAAATCTTGTTGTTGCCCATATAACTATATCTCTAAACCCTGACATAATTTTATTACCACGGTACATAATAACTACGTATTTTTCTGGTTTATTTGGTAATTCGCTTAATATGCTTTCTACAGTTTCCATTATATTTCCTCGCTTTCATCAATTTCAACAATTACTCTATATTCCCAGTCCCACATGTATTCAACGTGTTTTATTATAAACAAACGTGAAAGACCCCAGTACACTTCTTTCGGTGACATGTACGCGATTGTGACACCATTGTATATAATCTGAAGTTTATCTGCTTTATTATTCTCCATTAGTTTATAAGCCAGTTCTACCAGTGTTGTTTTCATTTTCTTTTCTCCTTTAAGGGTTACCTTTATTACACTTATATTATAACAAAAGAAGACTAAAAAGTCAACTACTTTTTAGCCTTAATTTCAAATTTATCATTCATTAAAACTACGCCGCCTTTTACCTGGTGACCTATTAATTTTTGGTCAGATTTAAAGCCAACTTTAAACGCATCATATGTTAATATATCTTTTATTTTATCTGGCATTCCTGCACACTTAACTTCAAGCAGATACATGCTTCCCCTTTCATATCCAAAGTGCGGCGGTTTTTGTTCTACAAAATCTTTCCACGGCATACCGCTTTCTTTATGCTCTTTTTCATATTCTTTTACTTTAGATAACCATTTCTTTTTTTCTTTGTTTGTTTTGCATATAACTTTATCAATATAAGTTTTTTGACGTAAATATTTTGCCCCTATATTATAAGTTTCTACTTTCCAACAATCTAGGCGCGTATCATGAATTTTTATGCTTTTAGGTATATGCCACCCTATCATATGTACGCTGTCAGTATCAACATATATGAACCTGTCTTTGCTAGATTTATAATTTATATATGATTCGTTAACTTTGTCTATTGTACTGATTATGTCATATCTAGACCATGCAGTAATAAATATTGCTAGCGGTAAATATATAGGGTCTTTTATTGTTACATCTTCTACTTCAACAATCTCACCGTCTTCTTTAAATTCTGGATGAGTTGGCGTGCGGAATTTTAGTACATCATTAAGTAAATAAGGCTCTTTTTCTTTTACTTCTGGATTCGTCCCAAATTTTCCGTATAATGCATTCATGCGTAGTTTCGCCATAAGCCTTTTCACACCCTCACTTGTTTCCTTTGTTTTCATCAGAGAATTTATATAATCGTTAAAAAATTGTCCTTTTGCTGTTTTAAAATAAAAACCATCCAAGTACTCAATATCATATACGTTGTAGTGTTTAAAGAATATTTCTAGGTCTGGCGATGGAAGCCACAATTCGACTTGTTCGTCTATGTATTCATCTATTCTACTGTGCTCAAGGTATTCAGTATCACAGTAACGCACAGTTTTCTTTATCTGTATTGTTGGTATATATCTATCTTTTACATCAAATCGGCATAAGAAATGCTGAATATAACATTTACTATCACCAGTATATTCCCCCTCAAAATAATTTGGAAGTCCGTACGGCATTTCCCTTGTGCACATCATAGACGGGTGCATACTATTTTTATCTATATTACAACATATGCCAATTTGTCCATTTTCTGAAATTTTTGCATATTTTTTATTAACATATACAAAACCTCCAGCATATGACTTCCGTAGCATTTTATCTGTAGCATGGTCTAAAACTGGAAAGTATTTTGTAAATTGTTTTTCTCCTCCTATATTTTCTTTAAAATTTGCTAATGTATCACTTCCTGTTGTCATCTTTTTAAATCCCTCTTCAAATAACATTTTTAATGCCCTAGCAAGTATAACAACATCATGCCGTAAATATTCTTTGTCTGTTCCGCTTAATACTCCGTTTTCTTCTCGATAACCATTATAATCTATTTCCAACTTTTGCATGTCTGAATCAAATCCGAAATTTTTAGCAATAGCTGAAATGCTATAAGGCATTTTCTTCAAACTGTCTTGTATAATTGTTTCGTGTTTGTTTCTACCTTTTGCATCCCACACAATGCTTATTTGATACCAAACCCCTTGTTTATTTATCATTGTATCGAATGTTTTAGGCTCTTTTTCTTTAGACCATTTATAACCGTTTTTAAGTAGCCACCACACAATAAACGAACCGTCAAACTTTAAGTTGTGAAAAAATAACACAGGTTTATGAAGTGTTTTAACATATTCCATAAAAGAAGCAATAGAAGTGCCGAATATCACGTCATAATTATCGTTATCATATACTTTGCAACACCCCCATGCCCATACATACGTTCTCATACCTGCTTCTATTTGTTCTTTCGTTAAAACTAATGTTTCAAAATCACAAGCGTATGAATTTTTGATATTTGTTTTCATTTCTTACTTCTTTTTCCTGTATTTTTTATTGTAAAAATCTGTTACAGTATCTTTAAATAAAATGTAATTATCTTCTGATTCTGGGTTGCCATAAACAAAATCAATGTTTAATACCTCAGTTGTATACGCAAATTCAGCTAATTCTTTTGCGCTCATTCTTTTTATCTTTTTTATTATTTCTTTTATTTCTTTTTCATCGCCAACGTTTCCAAACTTTGTCTCTATAGATTTAATTAAATTAGACTTATATAACGCATTCATTTTTTCAGCATATTTTTTAGTTTTCATGCGTTGCCAAGCTTTTACTTTACGTTCTAACATGCTGTTAGATTGTAATGTTTCTGGGTCAAATCTAACACTATTTAACTCTGGAAAAGATGTTTCCCCTAGATATTTAGTTGCCCTCTGTCCGTGATATTGCCCTACTGTTTCTTTAACTGCTTGGCTACCTTTCTCACGTATAAAAGATTTACTCAATATTTGTGAACGTTTTTCGGCCCTTTGCTCATTTATTTGTTCCGCCAGTTTTTCAGCTCTTTTTATAAGCTTTCTGTTAAGCCAAGCGCCTTGTTTGTTCCTATAATATCCTTTTTTCTTTTTCATAAATAAAAAGAGTGTTTTCACACCCTTTAATACTAGAACGGCAATTCACTTTCTGGCGGGTAGAATGTGATATCAGTAAAAGTATTTCCGTTTGAAGTTTTTGTCTTTTTCATCAACATAGGCACTCCTTCTCGTAGTAAATCCTCTACTAAATTTTCTTCTTCTACTTTAGCGATAAAGTCTTTCATTTTAGTTCCACCGTTGAAGTAATGTTTATCGTCATCATCAACGATAAAGGCAATGAAATGTTCATAATTGTTGCCCTTCTTTTTACTTCTATGTTCGTAGTCACGTAAAGTAACAACTTTCCCAAGGATAGAATCAATTTTTTCTCCTGTTCTACCAATAAAAGATTCTTTTGTTCCGTTCTGTTCCTTTGCTAATTCCTTTAATGTTTTCATTTTCTAATTTCTCCTTTACTAGTCTAATTCTAATTCGCACTGTTCATCATCCTATACAATAGCGGCATTTGCAATAAAAGTTCCTTCGCTCATTTCATAAGTGTTTATTTCTTCTTTAACACTTCCACTTACTACTTTAGCTTTGTATACTTCTTCAATGTCAGCAATTGCTTTTTTAACAATTTTTCTTTCGCTGAATTTTCCTACGAAATTAACTTCTTTTAAAATTGAATTTCCGTCATTTAGAAGCACATTAACTGAAGCTGTGCCAGTGATAATGCTCTTTTTCATTTTATCTCACCTTTCCTTAACTACATCTTAATTATATCAGAAGATTTATTTAATGTCAATACTTTTAAAGTAATTTGTTTAAATCTTTTGCGTTAAAATATGCCTCTGTATCATCATAATATACGCATGCATTTTGAAACATTGTACGTAGTAATCTCATATGATGATTGTTTTTGAAAAATTGAAGCATTACTACATTTGGTTGCATATCATCTGTAGTAAGAGCATATGTTATACTGTCATTTTTACCTACTTTGGTACTTATATATAACTTACTGTCTTTATAGTCCATCCACAAACCTAAGTGCTTTCCGTAAATATCAACGCTTGCAATGTGTATCGCTTCTGGCGTTTTATTTTTGATAAATGGAGAATCATCGTTTATAAATTCGTTATCTATCAGATAACCTCCTATTTTAGATTTTCTTTGTAGCATTCCTAACTTTGTTTGTGATTTAAAGTTTATATATTCTTGGTCAGCAAAATGATGAAAAAGCAATAGCCCATCTTTGTCCTTTACAATGTCTTTATTATCTATTCTTTTTGTATATCCCCAGTAAACACAATGCGGGTTATTCATGGTAACCGAGTTAGCTAAGCACAGGCACTGACATTTTTCCCGACTTCGGAAAACCGTTTCCATAAATCCAATAAGCGCGTCAACTTCGTTTGGGAGATAAAACAATTTTGACGATTTTTCAATAATAAATTCGTCAAATATAATGAGATTTACTTTATCATAATTTGTTGACTTTTTTGTTACAGCATTAGACAGGGCAACCGCTTTGCAAAATATATTTTTCTTTTTATATAGGTTTTTAGAATCTTCTTTTTCATCTCCTGTGCGTTTTATGATGTAACCTGTTCTTCCTTTTACGCTTATAATGTAGTCTGGAAATTCTCGTGAAACCTCGTCAAATTGTGTAGCAAAATCTTCTAATTCACTTTTATACCTGCGCAAATATATAAATTGCTTATTTTTATATATTTTATTTTTTATGCCTTTTACAAAACTACCGTATGTTTTACCGCCGCCACGGTTGCCTAAAACATAATTAAGTAGGCAACCGTGTGACAGCGTTAAATTTGGGTTATACCACAAGATTAATCAATCTTCCAGTAAACCGTTTTTCCATCTGTAGTTCCGTAAGCGACATAATGTTTTTTATTTGTTTTGCTACTTACATACTCTAACCAATACCATCCGTCAGCTTTTACAACATTTTGATAGTTTAATTTCATGCCTGTGTTGTACCAGTCACCAGTAAGCGCTGAGTTGTCAAGACTAGTCTTATTGCGCACACGAATGTAATCATATTTTGCGATAGCTTTTCCTTTTGATTTAATAGGTAAACAAGGCGCTTTATTATCCCATACTTTAGGACGCAAGCACCCTGCAATATCGCTAACATACATAAGACCCTTGTTAACGCTTGCACTGCCATACTGATTTTGCGCTTGCAAAGTAAATGTGCTACCTTTGTTTAACCACCCAGCAAATACCCCAATATGGGAAAGTGGTGTAAGTCTTCCGCCGTTTTTAAATACAACTACATCACCATTTTGTAAACTAGATACGGATACCTCTTTAAACTTATCAAGAACACCGTTATTTTTACGGTTATTCCAAATGTCAATAACGTATCCTGTTGAGGTACAGTTAATTATTTTACTACCGATTACAGTACATAGATATGCAAAGTAATCCCAACACTGAGCGCCATAATAACCGTCAATATCATAATACTTTCCATAAGTAGACTTTAAAAAATCATTTGCTTTCATTTTGTTCCTCGCTTTCTTCGTTTCCTTTTAATTGCTCTAAGCAATCAATAAGTTTTTGCGGCACAGGTAACCCCATCTTTGCAGAATTTTCAACGATTGAAAGGCTTTCATTCGCAATATAAAACATTGTTACAAGTGTTCTGCAAATATACCCATCTGTTCCCATGGCTTTATCAACTTGTGCACCTACTGCCACAAGCGCAAGTATCATTACCTTTTTTGCAATTCCTTTAAATCCTATTTTACTATCGAGGTTTATTCTGTTAGCAATAACCCCAGAAATATAATCAATAATCATAATAATAATAAGACACTTAAAAGCCACATCTATACCCCCAAAAACATATACAAAGAATGTACTTATTCCTGTCCACAAAATGTTAGCTATATCTTTATAGTTAATATTCATATAAATTACCTCTTAACTTTCTACTATTCCGTCAAGTCCACCATTAGATACAGTTGACTTATAAGTATGCGTTATTTTTGATACATTCCCCAATGATACACTTCCCTCATTATATATACAATTATATACCGTTCCTTTTGTGTCAGTTCCGAAACTGAACTTTGCCCCTCTACTAAGTGATGCAACATTTCTAGCTGTAATTTGGCATGAGTTGTGAAGCTCAACATTCGAATTACCTACTGCTCTTATCCATCCATTTCCATTTTGACCGCCAGTCATAGTAGCAGTACATCCCGCAAAGTCGACATTACTTCCGTCAATTGTAATTTGATAATCTCCGCTAAAATTAAATATGCAATTTTCAAACTGGACATTTACACAATTTTCTACCGTTACTTTTCCGTTAAAAGTTATGTTCGTAAGTTTTAAATAATGTGCTCTATTTTTAATGTGCAATTCTTGCGAATAAATCGCAGCAGCTGTTGAAGATGCTGAAATGTGTACAGGCTGAAAAGATGATGCATAACTTACAGCAAACTGTAACCACCTAAACGGCGAATCGCTTGTACCTTGTCCCCAGTTGCTATTGGTGGAAGATACCCTAATTCTCTGTTCCCCTATTATGCCATTAAATTCTAATTCTGTACTTTTATCAGCTAAACCGCTGTTGTACGGGTTTAATTCCCATATTGACCACGAATTATAATCGGTAAAAACAGAGTTGTTACCATATTCTAACAAATGTATCTTGTCACCAATTACGTTAAGACCTTCATACTCTTTTGCTTCGTAAGTAGGATTAACTAGATATTGGTATTTCACTCCGCCTGATATTTTATCTACCCTTATAGCATTACGTACATAATCATAGTCACTAGAAGAGTTGTCACTCCATAATGTGAATATATTGCCTTTAAAGTATGCCAATCCATTAAGACCGCCTAGCTTACGCGCATGTATAACTGGTCTCGAAATCGGTATAGAATATACTGAAGTAAATGAAACATTTATACCATTGCCAGAACATTGGCATACATGAACCCTATCGTCCTCGGTCTGCACAATGATATGCGAAGATTTACCAATCTTATTAGCTATATTTATTTGTGAGCTAATTCCGTTTACTATAACAGTATTACTAATACCCGTTGAAGCGTCGTACATGATTAGTTTATTTGCGTTTATTGGGCACACCATATAGACCTGTTGTTTCCCATTTTGTGTCAAGTTTGGCATGTAAGTTAAAGAATTTCCATGCCCCCACGCCTTTTCTTCAGTATTTGCAAGCGTTAATAAATTGGTGTACCTGTTAAGAACTGTTTTTTGCGTACTAGCGTTTCTGTTGACTGCAAGCACATTTGCTGTATAAAAGTCACTATCATTAAGATAACACCAACCTTGAAAGCTATTGCCGTCACTTGGCTTTTCTGTTTGTTTTAATAATGTAAAACTTGGATAAAACGTTGGCATTTCTTTTGTATATATAATTTTGCTGTCTGGGTTTTCATCAATCGTCTGTCCATCACATATCACTTTGCTACTGCATATAAATAGCTTGTTTAGTATATATCCGCCTTTAGGTATGTAAACGTAATCATACTTGTCAATAATACTAGCTATTTTATCAAAAGCAGATTGTGAAGATCTACCAGCGGTTGGGTCTGCGCCTCCGTCAGTGACAACATTCCATATTCTAGCACTTGCTTTATTTGGAAGATTATTGTTAATAATGTTCTGCACTTGCTGTCTTGCTGTTTTGTCTTTAATGGAGTAAGTACCATCTTCAAATGCTAGGTTTGCTACTTCTGGCATATCATTCTACCTCCTTATAACGTTTAAAAACAAAGCTTAACGTTTCCGTTTCAGCGTTATAGTTAACACCTATTTTGATTAACCCTTGTTCAAGCCACTGCTGTAACAAATTACTAGCATATTCCCATAAATTATCGTTTATCCATGCTACCAACTTTTCAAACTGTTCTTGCGTTAAGTTAAGCATATCAATAACGTTTGCAATCTGATAGCACAAAGCATGCAATAATTCTTTGTCGCTATATGCCTTTATAAACTCCATATCATAACGAGTTATTGTATTAACCGCGCAATTAAGATTGTTTGTTACTGGTCTAATGTTTGGGTCAAACGGAAATGTAGGTCTAAAATCTGCCATATCTCATGTTCCATCCTTTCATATAATACATAAGTTTCATTTTCTTTCTTTTTGTTGGAGTAGGCGGCGTAACCCCACCGTCATACTCTTTAAACGTAAGTCCCATAGTGTTTACTATAGTCGTATCATTTATATACCATATATCAACTGGTTCAGCGCTGTCTTGCAAAGCATAACATGGATTTCCCATTGCGCAAACAATACCATAGGATACAAGACCCTTATTCTGACCTTTCGTTTGGTCTAGGTGACAATGGTCACCGTATGCTTGCCCCGCTATACCTGTATGGGATATCAAATCCCCTTGTTTAAATTTTGTTTCCGACGGCGGATTTTCGTCATGCGTAAAACTAAAGCATACATAACCAATTCCGCTTGGTGTTGCAACCTCATTATCTGATTGATACCCTCTAGTATTTCCGACGCTATCTTGATATATTAGATGACAATCACAGGGCGCATATAACGGATAACGAGCGCTGTTCCCTATAATGTCCATAGGATGACCGCAACAATGGGAAAATGAATCGGGCCCTGATAGCTGGGTAATATTCATTATATCACACGGGAATAAACAAACTTGATATTTCCCATCATCAGTATTCATCTTTTGTCCTGCTTTCATTGTAACACGTTAACCCTTTCTATTCCGTCAATTTTTAATTTTTTAAGTTCACTTAATTTTTCTACGATACAAACTTTATAAGACAACACCATTCCATAAGTAACTGAATCAGAACATTTGTCAAGAGAACGTAACGAACGATTTACCAAATAAAGCTCCTTTCTTGCAAATTTTAAAGCGTCATCTATTTTCATATCGTATGGCATTGTTTTAGGTTTGTATATCTCCATTGTTATTCCTCCTTACCATGCACAAATAAATAAATCACAGCAAAACTTATATATTTCGCTATAAATTCCGTTTAATTCTTCGCGGAATCGTTTATAATAATCAAAATCAATCATCATTTTTTCATCAGTTTTATTTCTGTTGAAATTTCTACTACCAATATCATTGCCCGTAGCATTATTATTTCCGCTTGAAACAGTGTTATTTGTAGAATTTATACTAACGTTATTGTCCTGTGTATCTGTCATATAAGCATTAGTATTAGTGACGGCGCTTAACGGAAAATCTCTATTTATATTATCTGTTTGCTGTTCGCTTGCTCCTGTTACATCAGTTTTATCATTGTACGAACTATTTGAACTACTTTCATTAGTAGTATCTTCGTCAAACGTTTCACGTGAAACATACTTTTCTGTTCCGCTTATATCTTCCGTAGTAATCTTATCAAAAAATTGATTATACAACGGGAATAACTGATACATTCTATCTGCTAACATTGTCTGCCACGATAAATACGTATGCGCTTCTACTGTGTCAGAAATACGATAGTTAAAGAAATGTAAAATAAAATTAACTTCAAAATCTTCTTTAAATTTGGCATCTATCGGATAATCGAAACCAAAAATCCTAGAACGTTGATTCCTTATTAAATCCATAAAATTTGTATTAAAGTAATCAGTATTTTTATAGCCACTTCTTATGATATCACTTACTAACAAAGTCATACACCTCTTTTTCTTCATATCTGTCTGGCACTTCTTCGCCACGAACACGAATAAACGGACTGTAAGAAACTTCTAATTCCGAACATTTTTCCGGGAACCTTTCACGCGCCCAATCTCTGAATGCAATCCTTTGTTGATACATTCCACTAATATTTATGTTCCCAGCTTCTGAAAAGCTTAAACCCTCAAACTCTGTAAGGCGTTCAGACTTGTCATTCATAATAGTGTGTAACCCTACTCTTGTATCCCATTCCTGCAAATACATTTTGCGCATATTCATAAGTACGTCTAAACCTTTTCCAACATCACCACTAATTACTGGTACCCCGTTTATTCCGTTTAGGTCTTTGTCAACTATATACCATGTTTTTGGGTCGTTTTCGTTCATAATGTTATCCACTGTACTTTTCAATGCTTGAGTACCGCTAAACAATGTTGGTCTTCTCATCTGCCTGTGTATATAATCAATAGTTCTTTCGATTTTAGCCAACCTTTCAGCAATAGTTGTTGCTACATTAAACACTGGCAGACCTGTATTGCTATTCCAACAATAAATATACTCATCATCATACAATAACTTACCAGTTAAGCCTTTATCGGTTGCGATATTAACGGTTCGTACTGTCACTGGCTTAAAATAATCATCCCACGTTACCATTACATAACGAGACGCTTTTAATACCCCATCATCATCATATAATACAAAACTTCCGTTTGCCATAAGCATATATTCTAAAATAAAAGAGGTAATTCCATCTGGCAATCCTTTCCAAACAAACAACGACATTAAATCTTCAATAAATTTATCAATATAATATGCCCATATTCTATCATTGTCCAAGTCAATTTGTATCTTACTCGCTTGCTTGTCACTTAAATAAAAAGTAGTACACTTTGATATATTAGTTCGTGTCGTTAATTCGTCAAGTGTTTTCATTGCTTACCACCTCATTTTCCATATAGTTTGTTTTTACTTTTTGTAAATCGGTATGCATTAGGGTTACACCTGCGCTTACTCTATCAATGATTTTGTTAAGATATTTTGATGGTATATTTCCCGTTATGTTTGGGTCAATAGCCTTAACGTAATTAAACATTGAATGAGTAGTTAAGTTTGGAACTTTGTACCTCATAACTCTATAACCGTAACGAGTAAAATAATCGTCAAATATCATTGCCTCCTGTTTGGTTATCGTTCTAGAACGTGACCTGAAATCAGCCCTACCATTGGCGAACCCTGCATGTCCAGATGTATTCCCTCTTGCGCTATCTGGCATACGTTGAGCACTAATATTTTGCGATAAAATGCTTGATGCTGTTGAAGCTCCAGAAGCCAATCCACCGGCTAACCCTGTAGCCATTATACTCCCCATTGAAACTCCAGATATAGGTGATGCCATTACGGCTGTTGATGCACCTTTTACAAAACTTTCTCCGATTTGGTACATAAATCTACCTTGATTTTGAGCTAACCACGCTTTATAAGAATCAACTATAAAGGCGCATTGTGGGAAATTATTTATAGATATCTTATACAAGTCGTTATTAGTCTCACCTAAATAATTATTTGGAAATGCTTCGGCTTCCATGTTTATACCGAAAGAAAATTCGCAAATCATTTCTAAATTTCCTAAATATTCATACTTTAATTCGAGCGTTTGACCGTTTCCGTTAGCAACTAAACAATCAACATACGGATAAGTAAATAACTTATTGTTTTTAGGGACATATCCACCGAATGATGTTGGTCTAGCTGGTAAATTAAATTTAAGTTGTTTAGGTATTGCTGAGTCATTAAACAATTTCTCTGGGCACATATATAAACCTACGATAGCATCCTCTTTCCCGCGCATTTGTTCTAAAATCTCCCTTGCGCGTTGTGCGCCTGCATTACCTTTTCCGCAATCCTCATATTCGACACCGTTAAAAATATTGCACGTTATTCTTTGATTTACATTTCCGCCGTCTGGTTTTTCGGCGTACCCTATAATAATATGATAATCAGCTGGGTTAAAGAAACCACTTCCAACCTCACTAACTGTTAACATATCTTTTATAGATAAATTTTCATCCTCTAAATGATTCCCTATTCCATCGTCTGTTACATTTTCACGCTCAACCATCATGGGATTCCATTCGATATTAAACATATATGTTTGCCATTCGTCAATAGTATAATATACTAATGTTCTTCTTTCATTTGTGTACTGGCAATCATCAACAAATGCATAAATTTCTTTTCCGCCGTCTTCACCAAAAGACAAATACGGTACATCTCTCATAGTATTTATATCCACATCTAACGCAATCACATTCATGTCCTTAATAGGCGTTACAACCGCTGAACTTATTTTCCTAGATTCAAAATACGATTTTTGTTCAGAACGAGATTGAAACCATCTAACATTATCGTTAGACGGTTGACAATCTACATTCCTGTATAAATTAGCGAACCACATTAAGCGCCTGCAATCGTATATTCAACGGTTGTGGAAGTAACACCTGCCTGTAATTTAATTGTGATTTTTGGCTGTGTTTCGGCGGCATTGATAGTCAATAGACCGCTTGGAGTAATAGTTGTTCCAGAATGCACTCCAGCAGTGGTAATGCTGTAAGTGATAGGCGCTTGACCCTCTACTAAAGAAGCCATTAACTGAACTACTTCGCCTTTTTTAATAGTTGAGTGGTCTTGTGGCTGAACGAATCCAAATTTTGGGGTATTACCTCTAATCTGGTAAGTTACACTCTTTGTTACTGGACTTCCGTTATTTCCATCCTCAATAGTTGCGGTTACTGTGATAACGCTCGCCTGTTCATTCTGACCAACATACAACAACCCCCAAGGCTGAATCTGAGTTTCTGGTGCTGTATTACCTGTAAGCGTATAATGTACCTGTTTATTATCTCCAGCAGTAACAGGAATAGAAATCATTTCCGTATCACCTTTGTTAAGAATGGTGTTAGCGGCTGGTTTAAAATCTCCTAATACTGAAGCAGTAACGGCTGATGATTTAAAAGCAATTACTGGATAAACAATAGATGATGAATAAGTTTCGTGAACATGCAAGAAATGAGTATCACCCATAACAGCTCCGTTGTGGTTAAAGTCACTAGCATATAAATTAACGTAACACCTAAACGCGTTAATATCACCCATTAAGATTTCAACATCTTTGCCGAGGTCAACCCATGTAGGCACGGTTAATGTATGATTGGCAATAAACTCAGTTTCCTGCATATGGTAAGATGTTGCTAATACCTTAACACTCTGGAACGCCTTTGCGCTGTTCTTCATGATAATAAAGATATTTTCTGGAGAAACCTCTCTTGTGAAACCTGCCACATTAAATTTATCGCTTGGGAATAATAAATCTAACCCCCACTGACGAACAAGAACCGTCGTATCCTCAGCATGTTCTTTTGTATCAAAACCTGGAATTTCAACGTAATATGCAATATTTTCGGCAACATATTTAAACAAATTCCAAAACCAGTAGTTACGGTCAATTTTGTTTGATTCTGCCGCTACTGCAAACTGCATGTCCAAAAATCTTCTAAAAGCTTGCTCGCTACTAAATGCACGTTTAGCCATTTCTGGATTAACAGTTAAGGAATAACGCTCTTTTCTGTTAGGAGTATGAAACATTTCCAAATATTTTGGAATATACTGTTTCAGTGCGTCCTGCCACTGGATTTCTGGATTGTATTTCACAGGCTTAATCTTATCCATTTCAATTTCATCAACAGCCCCACCGATTGACAGATAATCTCTCATAAGAGCACCGTATTTGTCGGTAGCTACAGCGTATCCCATTTCATATAAACCTACTTTGTTAATAAGTGTGTAGTAAACCTGATTTCTCCAATCGTCATTTGAATTGATAATTTGTCCAATCTGTCCAAATGTAGAAGAATCGATAGTCGTATCCCCAATAGCTTTGTTAAGCTCTGGGTTATTAACCTCTCTTACTGCTAAGTTTAAAAGCTCAGCACCAGACATTTTTCCAACCTCGTTAATATCTGGCATTTTTGATAATCTTGACATAAAATCTCCTTTCACTCTTTATAAAAATAATCCTGTAATGATTTAAAATCTTTTTCCATCTTATCCTCAACATATCCCGCGCGGTTTACATCTGACAATCTGTCAACGCGTTTCTTCCACACATCAATGTCTTTAGACAGTTTGGAAATCTGTTCATCTCTTTCGGCTACATCAGCACGCAAATTCTCGTTATCAGCTGTTAAAGTTTCAATAGTCGTTAATGCTTCACCATCACGAGCGCTCATAGTATCGATAGCTGATTCTCTTTCGTTCTCATCTTCCATAGCCAAAATGCCGTAGATTTCTTCTTTGGTCACATTACCACTCCTTTCACATATATTATAGCATAAAACAGCAAAAAAAGTAAATATGTTTATTGACAAATAAAATAAAATGATTTATAATAAAATTAGGTGATATATTTAAGTCATATAATAATGAAACTTTATCCACGCATAAGGATATCGCATGAATATGCTCGGCGGAGCGATTATTGACAATATATTAACCAACTTTATATAGTAGGCTCTCAGCAATGGAAACATAAAGCCATTTTGAGCCTATTTTTATTTTTGAATTTAGTATTGACAAAATATATAATATATGGTATACTTAATATGTCCAAGGATGGACGGTGTACTTTTTCATTTCTATTTGTCTCCTATTTGTTATTCAAAGGTTTACGCTTACACAATCTGCAAAGCGACGATTAAACCCTCACACCAGAAAGGTGATGGGGGTTTTTTCGTGTAAAATGTATTG